GCCACATTATCTGCCAGTTTATTAACGCCCGCTAAAATTTTCTTCTGTAGATCTTCGCTATCAATGTAGTGTTTTGTCACATATACCTCTCTGAATATACAATAATAACATTATAAATTAAGTCAATATTAAGTTTAAACTTAATTTAAATTATTCTTCCTGGCCGCGTTTCTTCAAAGTTGGAGGGGAGACTGAATAATCCATATATGTTCCTCCGCTTCCAGGGCCGGGGGCTAGCTCTTCCGTCTTGGCTGCAACGTCATTAGAAGCCTTAATCGCTTTCTGGGCTTCTGCATCGTCTTGCAAGCCGCCAGCCATGAAGGCGTATGTACCCTCTTGGATCATCTTGACGCTCTGAAATAACTGGAAAATGGCTTGATTTAGCTCAGTGGTAATGTTATCGAGCATAGCCTGAACGTACACCGCACCAATCTTAATTTCTCCGATATTTTCAGAAATATCGTACACCTGCCCTCTGTTTAAATCGAACTGCAAGTTGCTCAGCCTCCCTCTTGTGTTCAGCAGGGCGCGCTTTTTTAGCTCTGGATCTGTAAGACTATTATAGAATTCAGTTGAAGTCCGTGCATCAGCGAAAACACCACCGGAAAGCATCTCAGCCCGTTCCGACTTCAAGGTGGCTGCAGAAAATATAGCGTTAACCTTCCCCGTAGCTCCAACAACAGCTTTCTTAATAGCCCACTTCTGTAATTCGTCGTATCCACTCTCGCCGAAGGCCGTTTCGACTGCATCTTGGAGAGCGGGATTACTCATGAGTATTGGGCTGCGGCCTCGTGCGACTCGGAAATCCTCACCCAGCTTTACGGGTTTAAACAAGTTATCATTGTTAGCCCAGTCTAGTGAATTTTTGAAGAAGCTGGTTATTTCTTCGGCTGAAAGATCTAAGTCAATTCTTCTGCCATATTTAATCATCGGATGAATTACAATTTCCTTGAACTCTTCGATAAATCTTGTTTCTAGCACCTCTGTCGAGAGAGTCTCCTGTGCTGGAAGTGTAGCGCTGAAATCATAGTCTACTTCACCCGCGCTGATACGTCGAATAAATTCATTTGGGATCTCAATACATATTACGGACTTCGCCATCGATGAGAGCACGATGTCCGCTACGTTATCTAGTGTGAAATTGAATCTATAGAACTTTAAGTCTCCTTTGACGTCCAGGCCCTGCTTCGCTTCGCCTTCAAAAGATTTCATTACAACTATGTACTGCATGAAATCATGACCAAATTTTGGTTCTGTTAAATCGCCTACTAGGTCATAGAAGCTGCCACCGACAACAACTGATTTTTCAGCGTACAATTTCAAACTGATGGGCGTGTTGTCCGCCGTCTTAAAATCTGCAATTGTACCAGTATTCGCTTTAATTTGTTCGCCCTGGAGTAGAACTGCAAGGAAGGCTTCAAAATTGAAACCAGCAGATGCGGCATTGAAGTTAGAAATAACTTTTGTTAAAGTTTTATAGAAAACCAGGTACGAAAGAATGTTGGCTATCCTTTCTCCTAAGTTACCAGAGCCTAGATTGGCATTGTCTGGACTTTCATAAAAATCTGCAATCTTTTTTAACTTTGCCTGCAAATCTCCACCTGGAATATTAGACAAGAATTGCATTAGCTGGTTTCTGGCAGGGCCGTCGACTTCTTTATCCCCGACTGTGCGAACATCTGTCCAGCCTAGCTCTGTAACATCGATCTCTGGGATTGCTGTCAAGGTCATGGAAGTATCTCCCGCCTGTTCTAATAAAAGATTGTGTGTGGGGCCGGCCTCTAATACTTCGTTAATCGCTTCCACCAAAAAATTTAAATCAATTTTCTGTTTAAAATAGTTTTCTTTAATATATTTAAGCTCTTGTTTATTCATGGATATACCTCTTAATAATTAGACAACTATATCAGCAATTCCCAAATTTACCGCCTCTTCAGCATCAATGTAAACATTTGTCTTGCGATCCATGAGTTTCTTAATGTACTTCTCAGTCATATCCGTTTCCTCCACCAGCGCCTTCACGTACATTTTTTGAGTTAATTTTGTTTCAGAAAATTCATTTTCAATATCAGCAATGTGGCCGTGCTGTCCGCCGATTACACCGTGTATCATGACACGACAATTCTTGCCGATTTTTCTTTCGCCTTTCGTACCAGCAGCCAGAAGCAAGACGCCCGCAGACATTACCTTACCAATTCCGCAAGTATGAATAGGTGTTTCTTGTCTAATTATACGCATCACATCATAAACTGAAAACATTTCTGTGGCTTGGCCTCCATACGTTGAAATATAAAAATCTATCGGAGCTGGATCGGAGGGATCCGGCGCGGCGGCATTTAGGCTTATCAAGCCATAGACCACCTCTGAACATTTCTCTTCATTTATGTCTCCATAAATGCCTGTAAGCCTAATTTCTGGGCGGTCCATGGCCATGGCTATAGCAGCTGCCAAGTCTGAAGCCTCCTCTTCGGGCGCATCCTTGTCTTCTGCTTTTTTCTCATCACTAAAGTTTCTCATGTTCGCTCCTTTTTTTCTTCCAATGATTTTAATAGTTTCATTGCTTGGTCCCACTCCAAAGTGCCCATATTTCTCCAGATATTATCAGGCACACAGCAACGCAAAGAATAGAGAGCTAGCACTCTCCAATGTTCAAACGCTTTCGATGTCATATCAGCATCATTTTCTGGACAATTATTAATCAAGTCCTGGGCCAAGGCGTCGACGAACTTTAAAGCTGTTAAACTATTAATATAAGTTATCTTATAAAATAGAGATTTTGTATAAATACCAAAAGCTCGGAGAGCGTATGCATACGTTATAATACCAGAAAAGTATAATAATAATGCGGGGACAACATCAATTTCCATATCTCACTCCAAAAAAAAAGCAAGCAACTTAAGTTGCTTGCTTATTATAATAACATCCTTTTAAATTAATTTAACGTCTTTTTCTTCTTGTAGCCCTTCGTAGCCTTTTAACTACGCGAGTCATCACTTCATTCATCAAGCTTTCTTCCACCGGCATCGGCCCAGGTTCTTCTTCTTCTTCAGGCGGCGCCTCGAAGGCTGGCGGCTCCACGGGAGCACCTTCTTCTTCGAATTCGCCTTCTTCTTCGAATTCGCCTTCGCCTTCTTCTTCGTCGGTCATTTCAAGTGTGATAGCGTCAGCAGCTTCTTGCAACCCCATTTCTTCAAGACCTGTTTTAAGAGCTTCAATAACGGTTTTAACACCCTCTAAAACATTTTCGTCAACCGGCTCGGCGGGCTCGTCGGGCACCACGTCGACATCTCCGAAGTCGCCTTCGTCTTCTGCCCCTGCGACATCCTCGCCGGCGCCAGGTGGGGGTGGCACGTCTTCAACGGGTTCTTCTTCTGGGTCCTGTTCGTTCAAAAAATAAGTTTCATCTAGTTTTTCTACGAAAGTGTCAGTGAGGCTACCAATATTCGCAAATTTCATCAGCTTACGGACTTCTGACTCATTTAAAAGCTGCTTTTTCATTACGTCTCTCCTTCAAATGTCACATTAGACACACTTTAAATAGCTTCATCTTTCAATAAAAGACTTATTTTTTTTAAGGCTTTATCTTGGATTTGTTTAACCCTAACAAAGCTTATATCCAACCTATCTGCGCACTCTCTTAATGACATTGAACCATTGACACGAACTGTTTCAAGCACACAATTGTTCTCCAAAGGATAATCCAACCAATATCTACACTCTTTTATTGGACATGTAACATTCAGTTCTTTGCATGTTTGTAAGCATTTTCTCATAAATCAGTTTCCATCTCGATAATATCAAATATATTTTCTACTTCTTTATTTTCTAAAGTAAACTTTTTATTTACTTCATCTGTTTTCTTGTTAATTCTATCAATCTTATCTCTTTTCTGTTGACCTTGGATATTATATTTTTCTTTGCATTCTTTTATATAATCGCAAATTAATTCGTCGTTTTCAACATAGCCAGTTATCATCATTCTAAAAAATTGTGATTGTGTAAGCCCGTCAAAAGTACAACGAATTCTTAATTTAGTTTGTCGCTCCGAGGTGTCATAAAACATGAGCTTCTTTCTATTCTCAGGATCAGGAACAGTCGGGTCTCTCATTTATCTCTCCGGAGTATGTGTGTGTTGCTTTCTAATTGTCCTGCGTTTGTCTGTAGGACGAAAGACGCTCTACTTCGGAACTCTTCCAGGCTGCGTGTGCCTGAGTAAGACAAACCACTACGAATACCACCAGCAACATTTTGAAGGATGGGCCCAACACTGCCCCTAAACGGTACAGTAGTCGAAATTCCTTCTGGAGTTGAAGTTTTGCCCCTCCAGGCATTTTGTGCGTTGGCCGATGCCATACCTCTATATATTTTATATTTCTTGTCTGCTTTGCCAAGAAACACCTCACCTGGAGTCTCTTTGGTACCGGCCAGCATGGAGCCAACCATAACAAAGTCTGCGCCGGCGGCGAGGGCTTTAACCACATCACCTGTCGTTTTCATACCGCCGTCGGCAATAATCTTTACATCATAATTAGTCTTCGCGCAATCTAAGATGCTCTGAAAAGTTGGAACTCCATGACCAGTGACCGTGCGCGTTGAGCAAATCGACCCCCCTCCAATTCCTACGCGAATTGAGTCTGCGCCCCACGAGGCTAGGGCGTCAAACCCCTCCAAGGTTGCAACGTTTCCCGCCATTATATGTACTTTGTTACCCATAATCTCGCGAATAACAGACAAAGCATTCTTTACTAGAATATGATGTCCGTGAGCAACATCAATACAAATAATTCTTGCGCCGGCATCATAGAGAGCACAGACTCTTTCTTCGTAGTCGCCTGTGACTCCGATGGCGGCAGCTGGAGCGGTTTCCGTCGCTGTATATACATCTCGAACAAGGCTAGCCTGCTTTCCAATTGAAATATACCTATGAACAATTCCTAGGCCGCCAGCATTGTGCATCGCAATAGCCATGGCCGCCTCGGTTATGGTGTCCATCGGGCTGGAAATAACAGGTAATTCTAAACGCGTAAAGGAATCAAGGTTTTCCCCTATGTCAACCTGACTTCGACTTTCAATCGTGCTGTAACGAGGTACCAATAGAATATCATCAAAAGAATAAGCTTTTTTCATTATATTTTCTCCAAATACCTTTGTAAATACCATATGGCTTTTTCAATATCTCCCTTTGCCTGGCCCTTGTGTTTATGTCTTGAAATATATTTCACTGCATTTCCGCAATGGAAGTCTAATCCCCATTCTTCGATTACATCAATAGTTTCATATTTCCCATGATTATAATGAGGAGGATGATCAACCAAGTCTAACTTATAATTAACAAGAGTTTCCAGATCTGCTTCTCTCTCGAATTCATCGTCCAGATGGTCAGGGCTGATAAGAATTTTTATTGTTTCATTTTTGTCTGTCATTTATCTTTCCCCTAAAATCCCGAAATTTTACCAAGAGGATGGTCACTACTGCCCAAAGACCCTTCTCCTCTGTCGGAAATTGTAATTGGTTCGCGGTAGACACCATACGTGGTTTGTCTTGCTCTAAAATGTACAACAGGTACTAAAACAAGCTGAGCAATTTTGTCTTCCTTACAGACAATTTGCTCTTCATTTCCAATGTTGTGTAAATCAATAAATATTTCTCCCTCATACCCACTATCTATAACATGTGCACCCACAACCAATGACTTTTTAGCGCCCATGCTGGATCGATTACATACCTGTAGCATATATCCATGAGGTACTCCAAAAGTTAAACCAGTGGGAAGCAAAGCATTGTCGCCAGGCTTAATTTTCATAACAGAAACATTAGGATCTTTTGGATGATAATAAACATCCAAACCAGCATCGCTGGGGTTAGCTCTCGTCGGTGCTCGGCCTCCCGGCCTCATCTCGTATTCCAATATCATCTTGTATCTCCTTAATTAATTCATTTGCTTCGTCCCAACACTCAGGACAATATAATCTCACAACTTCCTCTTCTTCTCTAACAACAACTTTCCAAGTGGCTGCGTGCTCTTTCGACTTCTTGTCAAAAGGCTTTTCGCAAGCGGCGCACTCATCTTTTAATTTATCAAACATCATAAGCTGGCGCTTCATCTGTTTTTTAAAATCTTTTTTAAAACGCTTGGTCTTTGTCCGAGCCATCTTTCTCTTTAAGCTTCCCATGTCTATCCCAATAATTTAAATGTGTGGCGAAGCGACCTTGTGCTAAAGCCCCAGTCTTTGTTGTGGTCTAACTTTGCTGCGTATGGTCGATTTAAGTAAATTTGATCATATTCTTTGACGCCCCAGCACCTAATTGTTGTCATAGTAGACGTATCATCAACTGCTTTAATAATCCAATATAGCTTGTCATTCTTGGTTTTCTTGGGGATAACTTCTCTTGGGATAAACCAAGCTACCATCAAATCTTTGTCCCAATTGCCCAAAGCCGGGACACAATTTCTTTCAATGGA